ATCATCTCCCCGGGGGTTCATGCGAAATCCCGGAACCTTGGGACATACACGAAGCAGGTCTGCATTCTGGACAGAGTCCAGAAGAGATTCCGCTTCCTGGATATCCTAAGGGTCCGTTCGCTGAGCACCCCGGATTCTCGGTTACCTGGTAAGAAGGAGGTTCCTCCCTCTTGGAGTAGAGGGATAGCCGCCTCGAAGGAACTCGCGTGGTGGAAGGACCCGGTTTATGCCGGGGCCTGCACCTATCTCCACTGGAGATACGCGGAGTTCCTTCGGTTGGTGATTTCCCTTAAGATTGAACCCTGGGTTCCTAGGAAGTTTGGTGGACTTGAGTACCCTCACTACAAGAGGGAACTCAAGTTCCTCAGTCCTAAGACCCCAAGGATGATTTCAATCCTCCTAAGGGCTGACTATAATGTCAGTAACCTCCTATCCATGGAGAGATTGGGTGGTTTGTGGGATCCACAGTACTCTGGGGACCTCGGTAGGAAATCCGATGAGGTGGTCTCTGCGGTCCTCGCTCAATGTGATTTTACTCACATTGAGAGAGCTCGCGCAGACGGCCTCCTTGACGGAGTTCCTGTCGAGGTCTACCCTCAGTGGTGGACCCTCACCCCAATCGAGGAGAAGCTTAAGGAATCAAGCTGGTTCCCCTTAAAGGATTTCCTTCAGGATCTTCGGGGGCTCGTTCAAGGACAGTTGTCCTGGAACAGTGAGCTACCCGCGATTCAGAAGGTCCCTTCTCTAAGGGCGGTGGCCAGAAAGTTCCATAAGCTTCGCCAAGAGATTCTCTCCAGGGATACTTACCAGTATCAAGATCTGCAATCGTCGACCTTTGATGAACTTTGCAAAAGACTTGATTGGAAGACGAAGGTTGTCTTCGTGAGGGATACCGCTAGTCGGAATTTGGAGCGTCTGAGGAACGAAAGTTACTCGGACGACCAAATTGACCAGTTCATGGGGCTCTATGCCAGGAGCCCAGAACCTAGCGGACCTCACGAGGTACCTTGGTTATCCAATTAAGCCCACGTGATTGTTCCTTCGG